ATTTTTAATTAAGTTATCAACTTGAGCATACAAGTCGTCCATGGTGCCGTTGTTATCTAAGATATAATTAAACTCGGTGCCTGCCCAGGCTGTTTCGCTGGCATGTATCTTATAATTATCTAACACTGACTTGTTGCTGGCCCAACTTAAATTCTGTGTTGGACCACCATTTACTACTTCAGCAGCGTGGAACCATGCGGGATCTGGTCCTCTTGTTGTTCTAATGACCAGGCCGCCTGCTGTTTTAATTGCAGCAATTTCATTGGGAAAACGACAGTCCGAAATTACTACATTATCTTGTAAGTTTCTAATTTTGTTTTCAATGCTGGCAATCCAAATATCGTCATGAAAGCCACGACGCATTACTTCAGTACCCCAGTACTGCAAGACCCAACGCGGAGTTAGATCGGGCATGTTTAAGCGTTCACTCCACCACGGATCCACTTGTTCTCTCCATTCCCTTGACGATTTAGTACGCCCTTCTAACAAGGTGCGATCCCACCCAAATACCGCTGCTACAGCATCTTTAAGTGTTCCTGCAAAACTTTCACGACGAAACTCGTGTACGTTTACCAGATAGTCTGCTACTGTGTCTTTGCCGCTGCCAATCAGGCCGCAAATTCCAATAATCAAGATAGTTCCTTAATATCAAAGTGTCTAAGTGTTGCTTGCACCAGATCGATCTGCTTGCGGCAATCTTCTAGTGCATGGTGTGTTGTAGGAGGCTTGGGACGATCTGGCCAGATACTGCAAAGTGTACGGCTGTCCCTTACGCTGTAGAACTGCCAGGGGATAGGTTTTCCGTAGCTCTTGTAGGCATGTTCGATAATGTTCATGTCATAAGTGGGACCTTGGGCCCAGACACGCTTACTATGCCAAATCAGCCGGCCTAACTCATCTAGTGCCTGATCCAATGGAATACGTCCTTCATCGTTAAACGCTTCCTCCCGTGCATGATCTGGCTGTGATGCCCACCAGTCTATTGTGCTTTGTTGTATGCTACGGTTTTCTTGGCTTTCTAGTGTGATACGGGCGTAATAAAACTGCTCATAGTAGCCCGACCCCAAGGGATCAAAGCTTTGAGCTGCTATTGTTAGAATAGTAGTGTCTGGGCCAGTGCCTAAGCCCTCAATATCGATCATTAAATCTGCCATAAAGTTATTATAGCAGAATCATCGCAGGGTGTCTAGCTGTTGTTAGCCAATAACAAGAGTGAGTGGTTGAGATCCGTCCACATATAGCTTTAGGTCTTCGACGCACTTGTCCATCATTGCTTGACCTTCGCTTTTCATAGCTGCACCGTTTAAGGTGCCGCCACCGTTGGGTCCTGCAATAGTGCCAAATTTTTCACGAGCTTCGCCGATAATGTACTTGCTGGCAGCAACCATGTAGTCTTTGATCCACTGGCTAATTTGAAAATCACTTAATAGTATAATTTCAGGGCGTAAGTTATAGGTCCATAATAACACAGTTTCCCCTGTTCCTCTAGGGTCTCGAATCAGCTGTAGTTTTTTGGTTACAGGATTCCAAGTGTAGTTGATATAGCCACCAAACATACGTGCTGCCAGTTCAACATACTGTTGATAGAAGTCGTATGTGGCCAAGCTACCGCCCGATTGGTTAAAATTCAACAGGTACACGTTTAAGGTTGCTGCACCAAACGGATCAAAACTAGAACCGCTGCCACCGGTACTGAGACCGATAGTGCGACGAAAGATTTGACGTACTTGTGTGACTTCTTGCGGCAATGTGTATTCGTTCACATTGTCTAATAGCTTCATAAAGCTATAGCTTTCTTCGTAGGCGTTTTGACTGCGCTGACGATATACACCGATTGTACGTTGATATGCAGCTTCGTAATGTGCTGGGTCCATTTCGACATCAATAATGCCGCTGGCCAGCTGAAGCTGTACATATTCAATCAGTTGTTTTTTAAGTGGATCTAGTGTTTGGTCTGCCATATTGGGGCTCCTTGCCCCAATATTTAGTACGTTTTAAGAATGATCAAGTTATCATTGCCACGCCCGTTGAACTTGACTTCGGTAGCTTTAATGTCCTTAAATGCCTTACGTGCAGCAGGCTTGCCCACGCCCACAATGCTACGAATCTGTTCTGCGGGTTTGCGTAGAGTTTTCTGTACAGTTGCAGCCGGATCAAATCCCACAATTGCCGAACCTTTAACAAAAAAGGTGCCTAAATGTGTGTCTGCTACAACGTGGATCAACTTGCGCTTGGCAGTATCATAAAACCAAGCTTCGCTTGCACCTACTAGTTTGGTAGGCGATTCGCTCTTGAGTTTAAGCTCTGCAAATTCTTTAAGATACTTAAACTTGGCTACTTGCTTTTCAAGAGGTACTGCTTTTTTAGCACGTGGCTTACGCTCTACTTTCTTAATTTGTACATAAGCATCGCAATCAGCAACAACTTGCTCTGCAAACTTAATAAAATTGCGTACTTGTAATTTACCAAAGTGCCCGTAGCCTTCTGCTAGATCACCGTCCTTACCTGCTGCAACTTCTTTGAGTTCTACCAAGCGGCGTTGCCAAATTTCTTTAACTTGCCCAATCAGCTGTGGTGCCACGTTCATGCTACGCAACAGGCTCACAGGCTTGTAGTCAGCTGACATCTTGCCACCGGCTAAGATCATCTCGTCATACATACCTTCCAGCTCGCCGGCAGCTTCTGACATTTTCTCACGCAAACGATCTTGAATGTTGGGCTTGACTGCTACCACTGCTTCTTCAACAACTTCTTTAACTGACTTTCCGGCTTCAATATAATCAGCAATAGTGGCGTTGATTGTGTCTAATTCTTTGTCTGTGATTTCAAGACCTAAAAGATTAGCACGGCAAATCCAGCCAATGCCAATTTTGTAAATAGCAGCTTCGGGTAACTTGGCAAATGCTTTGGACTCTGCTGTACGTTCGTTACGTGCAAGCCAATCTACAATACAGTCCCGGGCTTCTTTTTTGCCATAGTGATAGTTGTACCAGTTGAACATTCTGGTCATGGCGCTAATACGTTCCATTTCTGCAGGTTGCGCGGGCCAGACGGGTTCAGGGCCGTACCCAATGTCTTGACTACGTGGAGTCATGGATTTGAGAGGTTTATGTACTGTTTTTTCAACAGCTTTTTTAGCGACAGGTTTTTTTGCAGTTGCGTTCATGGTATTCTCGCAGAGTTTCAAATTTATATAGCATTATAGCAGTGTTTTGGTTAGTGGTCAACCGTTAAAAATTACTGCTAAATAGTAGAAACGGAGAACTAAAATTCCACGCCTAAGTATGTATCGTCCAAATAAGACGAATGATTACCGCTTCTTTGATCGTACCATCAGTGAGCAATTTACTGTGGGCGGGCTTGACATATATATTCACAAATATCTAGGTCCAAAAACCGTTGAAAACGATCCCACAACCACCGGCGTAAATGGTGATGCAACACAACCAAATTACCAAGTAAACGATCCGTTGTTTGTGCAAGACCTGTTGTTGGGCGAAATACGTGACCGAGCCTACGATCCTGACATTTACGTCATGCGCGGCGTGTATCGCCAGCAGGACATTGACTTTGACTTAACACAGTTCGGGCTGTTCCTGAACAACGATACCCTGTTTATCATGTTCCACTACAACGACATGATCGATACATTTCAACGTAAATTAATGGTAGGCGACGTGTTGGAATTTCCAAATTTAAAAGATTGGAATCCCTTGGACAAAACAAAGCCGCCACTGCCACGCTTTTATGTCATACAAGATGCTAACTTTGCATCTGAAGGCTTTAGCCAAACTTGGTTGCCGCACCTGTGGCGTGTCAAAGCCACACCGCTAGTAATGAGCCAAGAATACGAAGACATTACCAACCAGATTCCAGGAACGCCTAACATTTGGGATCCGGGTAATTATTATCCACCGGGGTCAGTTGTCCTTGATGGCGAAAACTATTATACCGCATTACAGCCTGTTCCGCCTGGTACTGCCATTGGCGATCCAGCTTATTGGCAACCCACTGATCCGGCCAACATCGGCGATGCTGCTGGCACACAAAACAAAGACTACGATGTTAACGATGCTATTATACAACAGGCCGAAGTAGAAGTTCCTTTAAGCGGCTACGATACAGTGAAGTTTTACATATTTCCCACTAACCCAGATGGTACTCCGGCCAACACAGACGGTTTCACTATTGACAATGCATTAGTCAATGCTAGTCAAGCAGATCCTTTGTCGAGTAATGCCACTGGCACACCCAGAGGCGATGGCTATACAGTGGGCTATTTGACCGGTGACGGCATTGCACCCAACGGTTTGCCAGTCACTCCCGGTGTGAACTTTCCCGCTGTGGCCTACGATGGCGACTACTGTTTGCGTTTGGATTATTTCCCTAACCGTTTATTTAGATACAACGGTCGTGCTTGGATCAAGATCGAAGAATCTGTACGCACTAACTTGACCAATGGCTCCAGCAACAATACTTTACGGTCAGGCTTTGTGAACAATACATACACTGTGCCCACAACAGATCAAGGCAATATACCAAGTCGTCAAAGTCTTGATCAGTTATTA